GCCTGGACAGTGGCCGGTCAGCAGGCCGTCATTGAGGCGAGTAACTTTCACTCGATCACCGATACCACCACTTACCCCTACTGGCTGAATGTCATCGGCAGTAACTTGACACCGGCTTATGCCTCCTATGGCCGGCCTGATACCTTCACCGCCACCCTGACGGGGGTGAGCGGGGGACCCGTCACAGCCACGGTCAACGTGCTACAACAGGGTAAAGAGATCGAACTGATTTTCCCCCAGATCATGGGGACCAGTAACACCACCGCGGCCACGCTCACGGGACTTCCGGCCGCTTATCAACCCACGATTTCTCTGCAGCAGGTTCCCGTCATCCTGATCAATAGCGGGGCCGACACGGCAGGCCAAATCTTAATTGCGAGTGGATCCGGCACTATGACACTTTCGATCTTTGTCAACTTTACCAACAGCGGAAGCAAGGGGATTCAGGCGACCTCTGTCCGCTATCGGCTGACACTATGAGTCCGGAAATACCGGATGAATCGGTCGTCCACACCGTGCATTCTCTCTGGAGTGCGATACTGACCCTATTAGGAGGCGTAGGAACGATGTTTATCAAAAACCTGAGAGATGACCTCAAAGGCAAGGCCGATAAAGACGATGTGGACGAGAAGCACTCCGAGAACATCAAGCGGTTCGATAAGCTCGATGAGACGCTCGAGCGCATCGACAATGCACTCGATCGGATGGGCCAGACGGTGGCGGTCTTGGGAGATCGGGCGGGGCTGAACAATGGCCGGTCAAAATAACCCCGGTAACATTCGTTTGACCTCGATCCCCTGGGTGGGAATATGCTCTCTGCAGAAAGGCCCCTATGTCGACTTCATCAGCCCCGAATACGGCTTTCGGGCGATGGCCAAGATCCTGGCGAGTTACCAGAAAGAGGGGATCCATACGATTCGGGCGGCCATTAGCCGCTGGGCGCCTGAAGCCGATGGGAATCCCACCGAGCAGTACATCCAGAACGTCTCGGACTGGACGGGGATCGACCCGGATGTCACAACAGCGTTACCTGAACTGCCTATCTTACGGGCCATGACCCGCCAGGAACAGGGACGGTGTGATTATCCCGACAGCACGATTGCCCTCGGGCTCACGCTCGCCAATCCGCAGGCAGAAACCTAGATGCGAATCACGGGGAGTTTTATCATTGATGTGACGGTCTCCCCTCCGTCACCCCCACGACTGAAAGCCCATTTCCACAGGAGACATCACGTGTCCACGACCACCGTAAGTATTACCTTACCGACCACCCGAACCGACGGATCCGCCCTGGCCCTGACTGACATTGCCAACTGTGTCCTGTCCAAGTCGGCGGGTTCCGGACCCTCGAGTGTCCTTCAGACTTTCACCGCTCCCTTTGCCTCGGGGACAATCACCGCCACGGATGCAAATCCTGACTTCGGCCAGACTGATAATTTCTCGGCCACGGTGACGGATATCGAAGGCAATACTTCAGCGGCCGGAACCGCCAGTGTCGCCATTCCTCCCAGCACGCTAGCGGCCCCATCAGCCCCGACGCTGACGGCCACCTTCAACCCGTAAGGAGTTCTCACATGCATTGGTATACCGTGGCAGCGGGAGCGCTGCTGCTTCTGGCTTCTTTTGTCGCAGGGATGCTCTTTGAGAAGAAGAACGAGGCCAAGATCGAGGCGGCCCTCACGCAGGCGAAGCAGGCCGTCGCGGATGTCAAAAAGCTATGATCCCGATTATCGACAGTGCGATTGCACTACTCAAAGACGCCCTGGATCGCTTCATTCCCGACAAAACCCAGGCCGCTCAGGCTAAAGCGGCCCTGGATCAACTCAATGCCTCTAACGAGGCACAGCAGTACCTGGCCGCGGCGGATATCGTCAAGACCGAGGCGGCGAGCGAAAGCTGGCTCACTCGGTCCTGGCGTCCCCTCGTTATGCTCTGGCTGATGGCCCTGATCAGCCTGCACCTGTTCGGCTGGACCGATGTACGGATCAGTGAGGTGCAGTATGACTTTATGTGGAAGCTGCTGGAGCTCGGGATCGGTGGTTATACGATTGGACGGAGCGTAGAAAAGATTGCCCCTTCGGTGGTAAGTGCGCTCAAGGGACCGAGTTAATGCCCTCTGTGGGTTGCAAGCCCACGCACGGCGACCACCGCCTCAGGTGGGAGGGCGCCACCCGGGGGAGTCGAACCCCCAGTTTCACTGTAGCTCATGGTGGATCAGACTCATCATCGTGGAACTCGTACAGCATAGGACCCGCAAGGACGTACCAACTGCTCTTGCACCGCTTGCGGCGAGTAGTCCAAGCTTTACAGCACGTCTTCTCGGTCCGGTCACTCATGGTCATGGACATGCCCTCCAAGTGCTACCGCTGCCATACGCGCTGATTTGCCGTCGCCATTTAGAGCGATCCATTCCAAGGCAGTCTGCAGCGTGTGGATGCGGTCGCTTGCCAAGCTCATATCCCCATGCGCCAAGGTCTGAGTCAGGCTCCAGAGCGTTCTTAAGTCGTCTTCGGTCATTGACGGACCGACGAATGCGGCGCCATCCTCGTGCTGCACGGATGTCTCATGAGCGGTTCCGGCTCGTGCTACATCGTGATCCTTGCTGGCGGTCGGATCGCGATCGGCGAGGGTTTCGCGGGCGATAGCCGCAGCCTCCGTAATGTTCATCCACTCCTTATGAGGCTGGGCAATCCGCTCCAGCGCCGTACGCAGCTGATGACACTCACCCTGCGCCTTACCGACGGCCTCTCGCAGGTCGACAATAAGAGCGTGCTGCCGCTCGATCTCGTCGGCATCGGCCTCGCGATCATTATTAGCCACGCGGCAGTGCTCGTTCGCCTCGGTCAGCTCGCGCCGCAGGCGCTCGCACTCCTGTACGGCATGGCTTTCCATTGCCAGCCCTGTGTTGAACTTGTCCAGCTCGTCGCATCGCTTCTGCAGCTGATACAGCCGCTCAGCGTCCTCCTGCTGGGCACGGATGAAGTCTGAGCGCTCGCGCTGCAGGCGCTCGATCTCGTCGGCGGCATCGTGGCAGTCCTTGTCCGGCAACGTGATTCGTATCAGTCGCAAGCGCAGCCGCTGCACCAGATCGTTGTGGGGATTTGAGGTCCGGGCACTGGTTTCGGAGCACACGCGGTCTCCATCGCTTGCTGAGCCTTTGCCGCGACTGCTAGCACTGGCAGCGCCGGTCTCAGTAGTGGCGTTTCCACCAGTGCCCGAATTCTCGGTCCGCTGTTCACTCATGGCTGCATTTCCTTCAGCGCGGCGCGAGTCTGTTTGTAAGTCCAGTCGCCTTCGATGTAGTGCGCCAGATAGCGCAGCGCCTGTTGAACATAGGCGGTCTCGATATGGACGCCGCCAGCCCATAGGGCTTCATCCTCGGCCATCAAGGCGGTGAGCTTGGCCGCACGCTCGATGGTCCGAACTTCGCCCGTCGGTTTCGATGAGGGCTTCTCGGTCCGCTGTTCAGTCATTCCAAAACCCCGTCCATTTGCCTGGCAGAAACCCCTGCAACAGAAACGCTAGGATTACTGCCGGAAAGATCAAAATAGGAGGCACCCAGTCCTCTACCCACTTTGGTAACTGCTCCTCGACTGTCCGCTGTTCATTCATTGGAATATTCAGCCTCGCTGTAGGCATGCTTAATGACTGCGGTCAGTGTCCGGCGAGCTGCCTGATAGCTACGCCATGCGACGGCAATCTCTGGAAAGCGACGCTCCAGATCCTCTTGGATTTCCGGCCAGCTGCTATAGCGCTCAACGTCCTCCTTCTGGGACCAGAAGTAGTCCAGCATGTTCAGGTCCCCCGGAGTCACAGCCCTCTGTTTCGATGTCAGATGCTCACCCATGCCCTGAACTCCTCTTGTGGTTTTCGGCATTCCTTGCACTGGCGGTCTCCGTGGCGCTTGCATCCGTTGATTTCCCAGTCGGCCAACTTAGTCCAATACAGACCGCACCCCTCGACACACTCACAGTTAGGCCATTTGCAACGCTCCGTGACTGTTCGCTGCTCGCTCATGGCCGATAGCTCCCATCGCCGCGATTCAGAGCTTCATTAACGGACTGGGCGAATGACAGAAGCCCCTTGATTTCTCCCTGTAGACGTTCTATTTCGTCAGCGGCCTGCTGGAGGTTCTCTGGCGTAAGAGAACTGCAGGGGCAGCTCGGGCCACAGCGGCAGCCGTCCGGGCGCCCACAACCTCCCGAATGACAGCCGCAGTAGCACTCTCCGCGCAGGCGGGCTATCAGAACGTCCAATGACAGCGGATCTGCAGACAGTGTCATGCCGCACTCCAATCCAGCGGCGCTAAGTCAAGGAACTCACAACCCGGTGCTTTCATCTCGATGAGAATTTGCACGACGCATTCCGCAAAGGCCGTGAGCGACGGGTCGCGAGCGTCGCCGGCGTCGGCGGCGTAGTCGGCGGCGCAGTAGGCGGCGTAGGCGGCGTAGGCGGCGGCGTAGGCGGCGTCGGTAGCGTTGGCGGCGTCGTAGGCGGCGTCGGCGGCGGCGTAGGCGGCGGCGTAGGCGGCGGCGTAGGCGGCGTAGGCGGCGTCCCTAGCCCCTAGCGCATTCTCCGGCGTAGGCTCTTGTTCGCAGGAGAACGCCCATTTCAGCAGCTGTTCTTTATGGGGACTCTGGACGCCCCCAGCAGCCGCACGCAGTGCCTCTGGAACGGATAGCCGAATTGCAAGTGTCGCAATACGCTTTGCAAATTCTTTCTCATCCAAGGCGCCCTTGGAACCGAGTTGCGCTAGGGCGAGACGTCGCAGTCCCTTAGCCCGTGTAGCCTCTGAAGACCATGAGGCGTCATTGAGCCGAATCTTTAATGTTCGCAAGGCGGGAGCCACGCAGGCCGGATTGTCCCCGTGATTTGCCCCCAGGGCATAGTTTACGGCGGCTTCGACGCACATCTTGCCCGGCTCAGGGACTCCCAGGCCTTTCACTAAACCTGCGTCTACGACTTCTAGGACCTTGGCGGCCAGTGATCGATTGATTTCCATTTTCTTATCCTGTTCGTTGACCGGATCTGCAGACAGCGCAGTCATTTGGCCCATCTCCATGCGTGGCGGCAGTAACAGCAATGCCAACCCGGGGGGCCTTCATCAGGTTCATGGCTTCGATACCGTTCGGTAGCGATTACCCACCAGAAGAAGGCGAATCCTTCAGAGAACAGCGGATCGGTAGTCTGGAAGTTCATGCGTCCATCCTGGACGGACGCATCCAAACGCCCTTGGGTGTCTGCCGCCAATAGAGTTCTTTCAGGCGCTGTACATCCAGGCAGCGGCGATCGCCGACAGGCCCTACACGGTGGCGCTCAAAGCCGGAAAGGCTGCGGAATACCTGCATGCAAACGGTACAGAGCGATTGCTTGCCTTGCAGGCGGGGCCAGGGATTACTCATTGCCCTCGCACCTACGATAGAGTTCATCCGGATCCACGGCCTTAAAGCCGATATCACCCTTCGGCCAGCTCCGTTCGGCCGTGGGGTAGAGTCGGCAGTACAGTTCATGCACCGCCCAGACCAGAATCAGTGACAGCAGGAACACCGCAAACATCGGGTGTTCCATAATATGCGACCAGATCAGGCTCATCGTTATCTCCATTGTTCGATTTCGTACTCGGTTCGGGCCCAGACCTCAAAGTTCCTCAGTTCCGCCACGGTAGCCTCATCCCCCTCCTCGAGACAGGCGTCCAGCAGTTCCCGCCAGTTGGAGCGCAGTGCGATGGCATTCATATCCATCCAGGCCTTCTCCTCCATGTGACGGGCGGACCCGAAATAGGGGCAGGCGGGGTATCTGAGCATCAGCGTGACTCCCCACAGTAGCGGCAGACTTCCCGCACTTGGTTCAAGTCATCCAGGCGGGGGACGACGATAAACTCATGCCCGAGGACCGCACAGGTCGGAAGCCGTGGATTGGCCCGCAGGAGCTTACCCATATCGGACATATAGTCCTCAAACTCTTTGCGTCGTTCTTGCTCGTTCATGACAACCTCAATTGGACAAGTGCCAAAAGTTCATCGTCGCTGCCGTACTTTTGATGAAACTGTCGACTCGTTCGTGCGAGAGATGGTCCGTACGAAAGCTCCATATCTGATGCACTAAATCCGTCTTTCGGGTCTCCCCGGTGGTGCCAGTGGCACAGGGGGATGGTGTCCTGATGTCCTCTTCGACGATGACCCATAAGGAGATGATGTATTTCGGCCGGTCCAATGGGTCGATGCTTGTTAATGTAGCAGCAGATGCATCCGAGGGCGGTAAGGGCGGCAAATCGTCGGACATCGGATTTACTCGGTTTCTTGGTTGAGTGTTTCATCACAGGGCGCCTTGGCGTCTGGAGGCATTGATCGAACGCCATAGGTCGACCAAAATAACTGCCCGCTCTCTTTTTGCCTTAACAGCTTCGTACGCGGCGATAGCGCTGTATTGATATTCGTAGGCGGATACCACGTCCGCCTCGCACTTAGCCTTCGCTTTACGCTCATCGATCGTTCCCTCATGCGTCAAGTAATGCTTACTCTCTCGTAACTTGATCAGGTAATCCCAGCGGGCGACATCAGCTTTGAGTTCCCCGATCCGCTCATCGGTGTCGGCCAGATACCGCAAGGCTTTCTCCACCTTCTCGTCGGGGATGTCGAGCATCAGAAATCCACTTCGTCATCGAGTTCCCCGTTGGGCTTCTGGATAAACTTCTCATCCCGAAGATCTTCGATCCGCTGCTGCACGGTCTTGGGTAAAGCGGCCCATACGGCCGTCACCTGAGGCTCCTGCTCCTTGGCAACCACCTCCTCATAGATGGATACCGCCACGGTCTCTTTCCCGGCTCTGAAGGCCTCCAGGATCCGTTCAGCGTCACGATTGGCGATCTTCGTGGCGGCCGACTTCGCGGCTATTTGATCCATGCGATGATTGGGGGTTGCACGCAGGAAGGCGAGGACCGGCCGGCCCCAGAGCTCCAGGTGCGAGGGGTCCGAGATCAGGCCTTTTTCGATCGCCGCGGCCCAGATGTTGGAGATCGTAGCCCGTTCGCCTTCGCTGAGGAGAGGAGGCGGAAGTAGTGTTCCTGCAGCAGCCGGTCCAGGGCTAACTGGTAGCTGCGTAGCCGGGCTAACTTCGACTTTGGCGGGACCCCACTTGTCGATGCCCCAGAACATTTTGCCGGAGCCTTTCGGGTAGTCCCATGAATGCGCGTCATAGTCGATGTACATGCCTTCCGTGAGTCCATGGTGATCCTCAATGCGGTAATAGGTCCCTCCCATCATGATCTGGGGTTTGTTGGTCCGGCTGAAGCAGACCTTATCCACGCGGCCGATGGGCATTACTTTTCTCCGTAAACGGTGTTGACGAACTCGAGCCAGGAACTTCGATCCGGATCGGATTGCAGCCAGTACAGTTCCTTGGCTTCCCGCTCCTGCTGTAACTGGGCCACATCGCAGAAGTAATCATCCCAGAGGGATTCCTCACTCACAGGCATGCTCCACTTCGCGGCCATGGACACGGCGGCAGATGGAGCATTCGGTATCGCCCTCCACCTTGGCAAGGGCAGCGCGGGCCTTGTTGGCTCCGCGCTCGATCCACTGACGGCCGTCGTCGTCAATGCCGCTCTGGTAGCGCTGCAGCTGCACAAGCGCTAGTTCCGCCTCACGCAGTGCCGCGAGCAGCTTCAGTGTGTGCTGTGTGCTCATGTGTCCTCCTGATTCCATGGAATGAAAGCATACAGCATTCCTATGACTTGTCAAGCACTGCGCATTCAATTATTATCGGGTTCTATGGACCCCGTGCGACAGCTACAGGATTTGATCGACGAGTACGGCTTGAGCGATCTGGCGGGAAAGATCGGGATACCGAGGCAATATCTGTATCAGATCGTCCAGAAGGACCGGCCCCCAAGTGAGAAGGTGCTTAAGTATCTGGGCATACGGAGAAAAACCGTTTATGTCAAGAATCAGGAATGAGCGGTAATACTTGCCTGTAGGATTTAACAGGTGTAGAAACACAGACGGCCCTACAAGAGGGCCGTCAGGTCTGGTTAGTAGCCAGGCCGGTGAGACATTGGCGGAAGATCACCGGTTGCGAGCGATAATGCTGGCCGGACCCTCCCCAAGTCAATACCCGACCTCCTACACCCTCCTGGCACAGTCGCTGGGGGGCTCAGCCGTAGCACGGGATAGCGACTCTAAACAAGCCTGTGTCGGCTACGGACTCACTCGGCAGTCAGTAGCCCGCCCTTTCCTTCCTGTTAAGGGGGGAAAGGGGGGTTATTGGATCTACCCAGCAGTTAGTCAAACTAGGGCTTAGATAGATAGGAGGAATAGATATGTATGCGTATTTCAAGAAGAAGAAACGGTGTTATCACCTCATCAATCCGGAGACGCATAAGACGTACTGCAAGATGGAGCACAGTTCTTTCGGCAAGCATCTCATTTTTAGTAATCAGCTGGACGGTCCCAGATCTTTGTGTATGAACTGTGAGGCGATTCGATCGCATCAGGTATACGGGATGAATGATCAAGAAGAACACATGAGATCCATGCAGTGAGTAGTGAAGAACAAAGAGAAATCAATCGCTTAGCCATCAAGAAAGGGGCCCAAGAAAACCCTTTAGTGCCGGATGAAAAGTTAGTGGATTACTACCGCGCACTCATCGATCAGTACGAACGCAAGTCGATGAGATTTACCCAACGCAGTGTCTGTCCCTGTCCGGGGGCTCATTGTGTGATCTGTGGATGTCATATTCGATCGGGATTGCGTTGCCAGATGTGTGTTTACCTATGAGTAAAGATGGACTATTCGGTACCGGTGAGTCCCAATGGATGGATCCCATCACCTTGATGAAGGTCAAGAAAGTCTTTGAGGATAAGGGGTTACCTCACAGTGCAGAGATCGTCCAGGAACTCTACAACCAGGTAAAATCTCTGTTAGATCAGCACATTAAGTACAGCAGAACACCTTAAAACGGGAGGTCTATGCGGGCGTCTTTGGAGTATTACGAGCTCGAGTCGGCGTTGAGGCGTTGGGGGGAATGGCAGGAACTACACTACCTGGATGCTTCGGTTCCCCATCAGTCCTCGCACACGTTGATTTATTCGGATCAACCGGCGGGGCACAAGATTCTATGTGCGGAGATGGAGCGTTCGGTCTGGAAAGTGAACTACCTGATCCAGCACTTGCCGCGTTCTCACCGTGACACTTTGATGCTGTGGTATGCGGTGAATATCAAACTTCAGGGGGGCTTCTGGGATGCCCGGGAGAAAGCGAGTCGGTTAGGGATTCGGCTGAATGTGCTTCGGATGCGGGTGACACGAGCCCGGCGGGCTTTGCACCGCAAAATATTCTTGACAGCCGGTTATCTCAGGACTACAAATTCGTCAAGGTGTATCACTGCGTCCGCAGAGCCTAACCCCCCTAAATCCGAGGAACTTTTATGCCTGTAATGCCACCGGGTGGAGAGAATCGTGCCAGTCGCAAAGGGGCTGCTTCCAAGCATATGGAAAGCAAGCAGGAGTCGGTGGCCGGGATCGAGGAGCATGGTCATGCCGGCGAACAGGGTCATCAAGGCGGGGTGGTTTTTAAACTCCCGAAAGACTATGTCGATCACTCCTGCGTGCGAACGCCTGAGAAAAAGTAATGGCCACTCGGTTCACCTTCGGCAATTCCCCGCGATTCAATGGACGGGAGAACACCTCGAGCGGCAAGGTCCCTCAGCCGATGGAGGTGTCGAAGGACACGGGGGCTAAGAGCGTGGGTAAGATCCTAGGCGCTGGGGAACCGGGCAAGGCTTCAGGATTTCGTCCCGGCGGTCATGGTCCGGGCTATAACCACGTTGGGGGTAAGACGGGCATGCAGGTGTCGATCCCGACCACTCGGGACCAGAGCAATGTGCATTCCTGCCCGGGAGTGAACCCGGAGAACATTCTGACGGGTGGGACGGTCGAACCCACGAAGAACAATGCCTAAGGCCGCGGAACACTTGGCTGATTTGATTCGACGATTACCAAAAGATCATAACAGTTGGCGCAATCTTCCGTGCGTTGAATGGGATTTGGGTTGCTTCAATGACGGATATGGAGCTGTGGTTTTTGAGAAAAAAACCCGTAAAGCCCATAGAGTCGCATACAAGCTTTTTTACGGCTCTTATCCGTCAAAGTTCGCCTGTCACCATTGCGATAACAAGCGGTGTATAAATCCCCATCATCTGTTCGACGGGGATGCAAGAGCCAATGGCAGAGATGCTTCCGCCAAAGGTCGTTTGCCGAAGGGATTTGAAGCTCCCGGTCATCGCTATAGAAAACTGGACCCGGGCCGAGTTAGAGATCTGCTGGTTTTTGGTTACAGCCGAGGCGCAATAGCACGCTGGTTAAATGTGACTCAGCCATATATTACTAAGATTGCCAATGGAAAATTTAGGCCAATTTATGCCGGAACCTAAAAAGGGCGAGCATATGGCTGAGTATGTCCATAGATTCATGGGGGCTAAGAAGGAGCAGAAATACCCGCAGAAACAGCGGGCTGCGATCGCGTATGCGGAATTTAGAAAAGCCAAGAAAAAGCACTGAATGCACTCCGGTAAAAGCCGCTAGCACCGACTACGCCAAGACAGTAGTCGTGACAATGAAGTACAACACCGAGTGCGCTCTGTTTGCGCTGACCAGCGCCGAGCTGCCCGGGTTATTGCTCGCGGGCAAGGACCCGGCCAAGCTCTGGGCCGACGTCCCCGCAGTCATCAAGGCGCTGTATCGCGCGCCCGACGTCGTTGCAAGCGCGGACTTTTCCGGACAAGAAAAAGCACTGAATGCACTCCGGTAAAAGAATTGGCAACGAGACGTCCAGTGTTGTCCTTGAGTCCGAGGGGCTGCGCCCTCTACGCGATCAGATTGTCATTGAACCGCTTGAATGGAATCCCAGCACGGTTGTCCGGGTTGCCTATTTTGGCAAGCCGTTGCGGGGTATCGTCAAAGCGGTCGGACGTGGAACCTATCCCTGGAAATGGCTCGACGCCTCGGGTCAGAAAACCGAACGGCGGGACAAAAGGGTGAGTCGCGTGAGAAGTCGGCATTTTCTGCCAACCACCGTGAAAGTCGGCGATATTGTGGAACTGGGAGGCCTGGAACTCGGAGGGTATCTCTTCCAAACCTTCCTCTGGGGTGCCCGAGAACACGTGATCGTGCAAGAACAGGATGTGACCTTTGTCCATGGAGACTAAGGCCTATGCCATCGTGATCCACGATTTCGACTTTGGCATCCTCAATGCGCGTAACCAGTTGATCTCCAAAGTGATCAATCCCGCACTCGACACACTACTCACAGAGCCGATCTGGGACCATATCCGGGGCTCGGAAACCTCCTACACCCTCACACTGCACTTAAAGGCCGAATGGGAAGCACCAGCCCCGGATCTCCAGTGAGAGGCCGACCCCCGATCATGCCTCGCATCATCGAACTGGAGAAACAAGTTTCCGCCCTCCTCCTGATGCTCGAGGACCTCAATGCCCGCCTGGAACGCCTGGCTAAAGCCACCCCTAAACCTTATGAGCCACGCTTCGAGCGCTGGCCCACGTTGCGCTAATGGCTGTACGACTCAATCTACGTAACGATGAAACCTCTCGCGCTAAGATCCAGGTAACCCAGCTTTTAAATTTCCTTTTAGATCATGCGCTTAAGGGTAAGAAGATTGCACCGACGCGGATCAAGGCCGCTGAGATCCTGCTGCGTAAGGTGCTACCGGATCTAGCCAGCGTTACCTATAGCGAGACTGACCTGAATGATACCCGAGGCCTCAGTACGACCGACCTCGAGCGCCGAATTAGAGCTCTGGAAGCAGGAATTAGAGCTGCGCAAGGAACAGCTCTGCCGCCTCCAAGCGAGCCAATCCCTCCAGAAGTACATTGAGTACCTGGAGCTGTGTCCGCCGCCGAGTCGTCATCATCGCCTCCTGATCGAGAAACTCGAGCAGGTTGTCGCAGGCGATATCAAGCGGCTGATGGTGTGGATGCCGCCAGGGAGTGCCAAGAGCACCTACGCCAGCGTCCTGTTCCCGCCCTACTACATGGGGCGCCATGAGACGGCGAGCATCCTAGGGGTATCGAACACCACGGAGCTCGCCGAGAGGTTTAGCCGACGTGCGAGGAATATCGTTTCATCCGCCCGATTCCGTCATGTATTTGGATTCGGGTGTAGTGAAGATACGAAGGCTGCCGGTAGTTGGGAGAATGAACGCGGCGGAGAGTTCTTTGCTGCGGGCATTGGCTCAGCCATCGCCGGCCGCAGAGCGGGACTCGGACTCATTGACGATCCGGTCAAGAGCCGAGAGGAAGCCGATAGCGAACGTGTTCGCGATAAGCACTGGGACTGGTACCTCAACGATTTCCTCACTCGCCTGCTTCCGAATGCTCCGCAGATCATTATCCAGACTCGCTGGCACGAGGATGACCTAAGCGGTCGGATCCTCGAGCGTGAGGCGAACCGTTGGGCGGTGCTCAAGCTTCCGATGGAGGCCCAGGGGAGCGATCCTCTCGGGCGAGCCCCCGGAGAGAGGCTATGGCCCGAGTGGTTCACGGATGAACAGGTATCTACGGCGAAGATGGACACACGAGCGTGGAATGCGCTCTACCAGCAGGATCCGGCCCCCGATGAAGGAGATTACTTCAGACGTGAGTGGTTCAACGAGTACCGAGTCGCCCCCCGAGGAATGCATCTCTACGGGGCCAGCGATTACGCCGTCTCCGAGGGCATGGGTGATTACAGCGAACACGGGATATTTGGCCTCGACTGGACCGGGGATCTGTACCTGGTTGACTGGTGGCGAGGACAGACTTCAAGCGACGTCTGGATCGAAAAGCAGTGCGACTTGATTGCGGCTTATTCACCCTTGATCTGGTTTGGCGAGTCCGGGCCCATCAAGAAGGCGATCGAGCCGTTCCTCAAGCGTCGCATGCAGGAACGCGGAACATTGTGCCGCCTCGAGTGGTTACCGAGCATCGTGGACAAGGTCGTCCGTGCGCGCCCGTTCCAAGCACGCGCTGCCATGGGCAATGTCTATATCCCGATGACTGCCTCCTGGGTGAGCGATCTGATGGGCCAGTTGATGAGATTTCCCGCCGGAAAGTACGACGACGGAGTCGACGTGTGTAGTCTCATCGGTCGGGGCCTCGAGCATGCCAAACCGCCCAAGATCGAGGCAAAGCCGGTGGAAGAGGTCGTCTATGCGCCGGCCCCGCGGCATGATGGGTTGGGGTGGATGGGCTCATGAATACCTGGATTCGGTTCAACCTCTTTGCTAAGCCGTGGCATGCCCTGTTTTCGGTGCGCTTGCCTTGGAATGTCTGGCGATACGATATTGGAAGCGATGGAATGGCGTTAGTGCCCGCTTATATTTCGATCTGTCGGACAGAGCGATGGTATCGATTGAAGGTGTGGAGCGCTTTTCGTAGTAAAGTCTGGAATTCCATAGGTAGCTGATGCCCACCCTGCCGCTGCACGCTGATACCTACCAGGATGCGACGAGCGATAGCGATATCTTCGCCGAATGTGCAGCCCGACTGAGGATTGCGCAGCAGGCCGAGGGTGAGAACCGAAACAATGCCATTCTCGCTTTGGAGTTCGAGGACGGGCAGCAGTGGCCGGATGATCTGTACAATCTGCGGAAGATCAATCGCCGTCCCACGCTCACGATTAACCACACTCGCACGATGGTGCGGCGTGTGGTCAATAACATGCGCCAGCAGCGGCCACGTATTAAGGTCCATCCGGTCGGATCCGGGGCCGATGTGGATCTGGCGGATAAGATCGGCGGCATCATTCGTCACATCGAGACCCGAAGTGATGGAGCCATTGCCTACGATGTCGGAGGGGAGTCAGCCGTTAAGATCGGCTGGGGGTACTGGCGAGTCCTGAGTGAGTACGTGGATGAGAAGAGTTTCGAGCAGGAGCTCAAGCTGCTGCCGATCCGTAATACGTTCACCGTGTACATCGATCCGGCGGCCGTTATGCCGGCGGGCGAGGATATGGACTGGTGCATCATCTCAGAGATGATGAAACGCTCTGAGTTCGAGCGGAAGTATCCCAAGAGTGATGAGACGGAGTGGCGGGAAGGCGCTGCGGGGGATGAGTTCAAGGACTGGGAGACCGAGGAGCAGATCCGTCTGGCGGAGTACTTCCGGATCTGCAAGCGCAAGGATACGCTGGTTAAGCTGACCGACGGACGCAGCGTCTACGGCAGCGAGTTTGATCGTGGGGTGTTTCGGAACGCCGGGATCGAAATTGCTAGGAATCTTTCGGGCAAAGAGATCAGACGGCCCACGGAGAGACGGCAGATCGAGTGGTATCGGCTGAACGGGACGACGGTGGTCCAGAAGGTGGAACTCCCCGGACATTGGATTCCGGTCATCCGCTGCGAGGGCAATACGCTGGATCTGAACGGCCAGGTGCGTCGCAAGGGCATGGTGGCCGATATGATGGACACCGCTCGCATGTACAACTACTGGAGGACCTGCGAGACCGAGATGATTGCCCTGGCCCCGCGGGCCCCGTGGTTGATGGCCGAGGGGCAGAATGACGGGCATTCCGAGTGGAAGGATGCGAACCAGAAACCCTACAGTTCACTGACGTACAAGCCGACTTTTCACGAGCAACCCGATGGGTCAAAACTTCCTATACCTCCTCCGATACGCATGGAGACGGTTCAGATTCCGGCCGGTTTTGTTAATGCGGCAGAGAGTGCGGCGAAGGATCTCATGGCACTCGCGGGTATGCCGCATGAGCCCGGGGTGGACAAGCCCGGAGAGGTCATCTCAGGCAAGGCTCTGGAACGCCGGCAGGCCCTCTCCGACATCGGACACTTTCAGTACTACGACAACCAGACCCGTGCTATTGCTCACACCGGACGGATCCTTCTGGATCTTATTCCCCACTACTACCGAGAGCCGGGACGCATACAACGGATTGTCAACCCCGACGGGACGCCCGAGGTCCTTACACTGAATCAGCAGCAGGATCAGAAGATACTCAATGATATGACGGTCGGCCGGTACGATGTGGTGATGGACACGGGCCCCGGCTACGAGACCAAGCGCCTCGAGGGGGCGGAGGCCATGATTGACCTACTCAAGACGCCGCTCGGAGAGCCGATCGCTAAGGTGGGTGCTGATCTGGTGGTTCGTAATATGGACTTTGCCGGTGCTGATCATCTGGCTGACCGTCTGGCTCCTCTTACTCCTCAGGGACTGCAGCAGACCTTGGAGCAGCTTCCCAAGCAGGCCCAAGGCATCGTAACGGCGATGCAACAGCAGTTGACGCAGGCACAGCAGCTCATCCAGCACTTGCAGCTCGAATTGAAATACAAGGGTGGCATCACACAGATGCAGGAAACGGCGGAAACGCAGCGGCATCACGAGACCGAATTGACTAAGCGAGCGGATGTGCTGACCAAGGCGCAGACGGCTCGAGAGGATACGCATACCAAGGCGCAAGCGAGTATCGCAGTGGCCGAGATAGGCGCGGCAGGCAAGATCTTAGACACGCACGTGGGCGGCCGGTACGACGTCGAAGCCGCTAAACACGCATTGAAAGCAGGCGAGAACGCCGCGAAACCCAAATCCTAGGAGCGACTTAAATGGCCAATCCCGGCCCCGCAGTAGCGGGCATTCCGAATACTGAACTTCAACTCTCGACCGGTCCTCTGCAGCGAGTCATTGCCAATATTCCGCTCGCCGGTACGGCCGCGGTGGGTAACGGCTCACTGGGCATCAACTATTACCAGTGCTTGTATCCCGTGAGTGCATCGCGGTTCGATATCCTGGTGGATGTCATTGCGGCGACTTCTGCCACCGCACTGACCGCGGCCTGGAACTTCACGCAGCAGGCGGCGATTTACTCGTCCTCGCTGTCGACCAATACGGCCGGCAGCACGAGTTTGCTGAACCTGCTGTCCTGGGGTTCGACCACGGCGACGTTCTCGCAGCAGTCGAACAATGCCGGGGCGACTCAGTTCTCGGTCGCGGGTATTCGGCCGTTCTCGGTCCCGATGAACATCAACATGCAGCCGGGCGAGTACTTTGTGGCGATGGTGCTCTCCAGCGCCACGGCCTCGGTCGGTACAGCGACGACGAGCCTCGGTTTTAGCATGTCGAACGTACTAGGAGGTTCTAACCTCACGGCCAGCGTGTACGGTGAGATCACCGCATCCACGGTCTCGACGCTGAACCTGCAGGGCTTTGCGGGGCTGTACAACAGCACCACGGCGGGCATTCCGGTGACGATTGCTAATAGCCAGATCATCCAGACGGGTGCTTCTCAGGCCTATGGTCAGTTTGCCTTTGTGATGCGCAATTACTAAATGAAACCCCAATTGATCGTTGCTGACTTTGCTGGCGCTAACAATAAAGCGATCGCCGATACTCATGCCAGACTCCTTAAAGGAGGATCCTGGCGCAAGCAGCGTATCGCCTGTGTGATCCCGGCGGCGGCCAAGATCGATGCGATTGTGGCCTTGTCCTGGATGAATCTCGCTTTTCCGCCCAATAACGGGATGGTGCGGGTTTTAGCCCAGGGGATGGAGGTGGGGGATGCGTACTCGACGGCGATCGAGCAGATCCTGGCCCATCCGGAGTTTTCCAAGTGGGAGTATCTGCTCACGATCGAGCACGATAACTGCCCTCCACCGGATGGGGTGATCAAGCTGATTGAGCAGTTGGAAAACCATCCCGAACTCGCCTGTGTCGGCGGTCTCTACTACACCAAGGGCGAGGGCGGGGTGGCCCAGATCTGGGGGGATATCAACGATCCGATGCCCAATTACCGCCCGCAACCGCCGGATCCCAAGGGGGGACTGCTCGAGTGTTACGGTACCGGAATGGGCTTTAACCTCTGGCGTCTCAAGATGTTCAAGGACAAGCGGATTGAGAAGCCGTGGTTTGAGACGCTGAACGGCAAGGACGGTAAGGGGATCGGGACGCAGGATCTGACCTTCTGGACCAAGGCACGGATGTACGGGTATCGCTGTGCGATCGACTGTAGCGTCAAAGTGGGCCATTACGATGGCGATGGAATCTTTGGGATTGCGGGGCAAATGTGGTAGCGAAAGCAAGAAAGTTAAAACCGGTCATTGTCACTGAGCCGCTGAAGCTGGATCTGGGAGCGGGTACCAATCCCAAGGAGGGATTCAAGCGGGTTGATATCAAAGCTTTCCCGGGAACCGATTACGTGTGCGATCTACGTAAGGCGTGGCCCTGGAAGGACGGGGAAGTGGCTGAGATCTACATGTCGCACGTGCTCGAGCACTTCACCGGGATGGAGCGGGTGCATATCTTTAACGAGATCGATCGGGTGCTGCAGAAAGGAGGAACGGCGACGATTATCACGCCTTCCTGGGCTTCCTGCCGTGCGTATGGCGATCCCACGCACGCGTGGCCTCCGGTGAGTGAGATGACCTACCAGTACCTGAACAAGGCTTGGAGGCTCGATAAGGCGCCGGATACCGATATCAGTTGGCGTTCGGACGGGTTTAAGTGTGATCTGCAGGCCGTGGTGGGTTGGAGCGGCTTTCATCCCGAGCTCGCCCATCGCTCGGATCAGGTCAAGAACTGGTGGTTTACCTTTGGGAAAGAGGCCGCTTTTGACCTCCTGGCGACCTTGACTAAGCCATGAACAAAACCCCGGCGGTGACCCAATCGCAGAACTTGCCTCCCTGGGAGTTCAAACGCGAACGCAAGCCGAATCTGATCAACCCGGGTCCGGCGCTGAATGTCTCCGTCAATACCTCCGATCCGATGCCCTGTCTCGAGGATGGTAAGGATACGCAGGTGTTTATCGTGAGCTGCGTGCAGAGTACCGGGGGGCTCGCAGGTCCCTTAGGGGCTTCGCAGCCGGTGATCCCGCAGTCGCAGGGGCTCATTGTGCTCGAGGACGGACACAATACGAAACCGCTTCAGGAACAGTGCGTACAGAACCAAGTGAGTGAATTGCAGCCGCAGAGTGTGCAACAGGAAGTCGATCGGCCGGAACCGGGTTTGGTGATTGAGAACGTCCGAATGAATAAGGGACTCACGTGACATCGCCCAGTATTGGGCCGGCCCTGCAACTGACTAAGAATGTGGTGTCGGCGCTGGGGGGTGCCGGGGCCAACCGGCAGTTAACGCTGCTGCAGACCCCGCTTTTTAACCCCTTTTCCAGTCCGTTACAGCTGGCCAGTTCGGTGCCTGGGTGGTTCAAACTGACCGAAAATCTCTCCTATGCGGCGTTTTTTACTGCGGGATTGAGTTTCAACCTGCCGCTGGTGCTACTCCCGGGGGCCGGAGTGGTTCATGGAATCAAGATTATTCACAGCACCGCATTCACGGGTCCGAGCATCTCGGGGTACACGATTTCGGTCGGAACTTCTAACAATCCCTCGCAGCTGGCGAGCGCTTTTGATGTGACCAGCACCCCGAGCTCGACCAATTCGCAGTTGTCTTTGAATTTCATCACCTATGACGATGTCAATGCGACCACGCTCATTGCGCAGGCCCTCTCCTCGGGAGCCAATCTCAATACGGCCGTCTCAGGTCAAGTCGATATTTATGCGCTACTGTCTGTTTCTCGCTAGTCTGCTCTTACTCATCGGGGTGAGTTCGGCTCAGATCACCGAACAGAAAACCCCGGTGCCGCCGTCGACTTCAAGCACGGTGGGCCAGACCCCGGAAGGCATGGGCTATGTCAGCGATGTGCAGGCGGCCTCGGTCACCCTGACTGCCACCGGTACCACTACCCTGAATGTTCCCAGTGCACTCTTTACCGCCGCGGATGTGGGTAAGACCATCATCATCTCGGGAGCCGGAACCGATCTACTCGCGGGGGCCAATACCGGGACGATTACGGGCGGATCGAGTTACACCGCCGGCACTTATGCCTATGTCCCGCTGACCTGTTCCTCGTGTGCGGACTCCAAGGCCGCGGCAGCCTATGCGACGATCACGGTCAGCGGGGGTGGGGCTGTGACCAACGTCGATACCTCTACCGGGAATGGTCAGGAGGGTTATTACTACACCATCGGCGATACGCTCACGACGCCGAACAGCTTTATCGGGGGGACGGGATCCGGTTTTGTCTGGACCGTGACGACGACCTCTCAGGCTCCGCTACGCACCACGATCACGGCTTTTAACAGTTCCACTCAGGTGATTCTGGGAGCGGCGATGAACTCGCACCTCTCGAGCAATACTTGCGGGGGGACGACCTGCCGGGAATACATCTACTGGGGAGGTAAAAGCGGTTCCGGCGGGGTGAATGACGTTGGCACCAAGATTAATGCGGCCTGGGCCACGGGCACCAGCACAGTTCGCGTGGTGGCCGGCCTCTATGGTCAGTTTACGACGATCGTGCCGCCGATCACGCGTCAGTGGCATCTGCGGTGTGATCCGGGGGCGATCATCGTGGCTTTAGGTCCGATGTCGGCCGTCAATGCCAACGACAATAATGCTCCGTTCAATACGCAGATGTTCGTGAACTATGCGCCTTCGGGGAGCGCGAACGGGTCGTTGCAGCAGAACTATGGCAGCACGGTGGAGGGCTGTAACTTCGAGGGGGCGATGGTGGTGGCGAATAACATCGTCACCATGGGTTACAAGACCAACTTTATCAACGACACGCTGAATGATGCCTGGGGCGGTACGAACAGTTACGCCGGTCCCGGCTACAACCTCACGATTCGCAATCATGCTCAGGGCTCGATCATCTCTGGCGTGAACATGGCGAACGGGACGACCGCGATCCCGAACTTTGCCACTACCGTACAACAGCAGATCGGTCCGGCCGGTTGTCTGAAGATTGCCGACACGGATGTGATTGCAGGTCCCGGCTTCTGTAATGCCTACGCCTATACCTCGGTGTTACTCACGCACGCCAATACGATTACGGCGACGGTTTCCAGCGGCAGTCCCAATCTGACGGTCACCGCGACCACCGACGGAGTGCATATCGGAGATCATCTCTATGACGGCTCCGGAGTCGGTCAGAGCCTGATACCCGCCGGCACCGTGATTATTTCGGGTCCAGTGGGTGGCCAGACGACTAAATTATTTACGACTACGATTACTTCGGGGAGTGCTTCGGTTGCGACTTCCGCCCAGTCGCTCACCTCCGGAATGGAAGTGGTCTTTGTGTGTACCGGTTCCTGCACCATGGGAACGATTACGGGATTAGTTCCCGGTACGGTCTATTACGTCAACTCCACGGGATTGAGTTCTACCACGGTGCAGCTGTGTGTATTGCCCTCCTGTGTCGGTGGCTCGATCGTACCGGCCGGCGGTGGAACGGCCTCCCCGATCGGACAGGGCATGTTTACCGGGGTGGTGGGTTCGGGTTCCCAGACTTTCGTCATGAGTAACAATGCGACGGGGAACAGTTCCGGGTCGGACACGATCAAGGTCGGCGATCTGATCGGAGCGGCTTTTCAGGCCGACGGCGGCGGTGCTGCGCACGTGTTTCACTTTCATTCGTTCCAGGCTTCAGGCATGACCGCACTTGGACCGTGCTGGCAGGCCGATGCGACGCCGGCGATGTTATCCCCGAATGATCAATGCGACAGCCAGGCGGCGGTGCAGGATGGTTTAAATATCCGTTACGCCTCTGCGTATGTGGAAGGATTTTTTAGCAACATCTCAGGCAGCGGCTACATCGGACAACGGGGAGTGCGCATTGATCCTTCGGCCAATGCCAACCCGCAGAACAGTATCGTCATCGGCGTGGTGCAGCAGGGTTATAGCGGCACCAATGTGCATATGTTTCAGGACAACTCCCAGACGCATAACAACCTGCTGCTGACCGCCAACGGCTGTTGCCAGATCGCCGGTACTGTCAATCCGACGCTGGCGAACGATGATGGCACCCTGATGCAGGCCAATGATCCGGGTGGGTCGGTTAACAATTACATCATCATGCAGCCGGCGGTGACGGGGACTCCGGCCGGGATCAGCGTGCAGACCAATGGGGCGGGCAGTGCCTCAGATCTGACCTTCAACCTCTCGGCCAAGAATGCCGCGGCGGGTTCGAACTTCGCGGGGGGTGTGATCAACCTCAACGGCGGTAATGGGGACTCGACCGTTGGCGACAACCAAGCCGGTGGCAATGCCAATGTCGCGGCGGGAAATGGTTTTGGTACTGGGGTCGGCGGGTCGATCAATATCAACTCGGGCAACGGCGGGGCTTCGGGCGCCTCGGGGGCCATCAATATCAAGGCGAGTGCGACCGGGAGTTCGGTTGGAGCGATCCAGATTGCCCAGGCTTCGGCCGGAGCGGTGAATATCGCGGTCGGGGCCAGCAGCGGGACGGTGCATATCAATGATGGCACAGGCACCGGGAATGTCGTGATCGGTAACGGCAGCAACCAGGTCAAGGTGGCGACTGCGCTCCAGTCGACGGGGACCACCTTCACGCTCGGGACGGGCACGGGTGCTTGTGCGACAAGCTCCACCTTGACCGGTGGGACGCAGGCCGGATCCTTTGTCTGTACGGGGACGGCGGGAGCCTCGACTCAGGTCATCAATTTACCGTCTGCTCCGCACGCCTGGGCTTGTACGGCTTCCGATGTGACGAGCGGGACGGCTTGGTCGCAGAGTGCCGCTAATGCGGGCAGCTGCAAGATCTCGGGAACCATTGCGGTCACGAGCGATGTGGTGGTGTTCTTTGCTTTGGCTTACTAAATAAGGCTCGGATGTGACTACTCTGGCGACAGGCGTTGGAAGCGCGATCACGAGGAATAACTCGGCGATCCTGGGGCAGTCTAATGCACTGCCGGCCTTGACGTTTTTGCAACCCAATTTAACAAGTCCTTATACGAGCTCGGATCGACCGCTGCAGTCCTCACCCTCCTGGTTTCGCACGACTTCGGGGCTTCCCTATTCTGCCTTTTCCTCGAGTCTGTCGACGCTGGCGTTGCCTCTGTTCGTGCTTCCCGGAGGGGGAGTGGTTCACGGGATCAAGATCGTCGCCAGTCAATCCTTCCTCGGGGGCTCGATCGCTACGTACACGATCTCGGTGGGCACGAGTTCGACTCCGGCGCTGCTTTCGAGTCCGTTTAGTGTATTCGGGGCTCCGCTGTCGACTAATTTTCAGCTGTCAAACAACTTTTACGCATTCGATGAGAGCAATTCGACCACGATCGTTGCCCAGGCCGTGTGCACGGGCGATGTGCTGGCCAATGCCATTCAAGGTTCCGTAGATATCTATGCGTTACTTTCTATTGCTTTTTAGCATTCTGCTCTGTCTCAACCTCGCCAGTGCCCAGACCATTGAGACTTCGACCCCCGTACAGCTTCCGCTCGGGGCGACGACGAGTTACCCCGTCAACTCCTCGGTCAATGCGACGATTCACCCGACGGGAACCTGTACCAGTACGTTTAACTGTTCGATGATCATCCAGGGCTTTAACTGTACGGTCGCCGGTTGCGGTGGGGGATCCAATCACACGGCAGGTTCCGTGCAGATCATCGGCGGGAATGGAGCCGGCGGTCGTGGCGGAAATGTCTTTATCACCGCGGGGACCCAGACGGTTTCTGCGGATAGTGGATATCTGATCTTTTCAGCGGGCAGCTGTGGGACGGCGACGACCTGTAACGTGGGGGCGATCCAGTTCACAACGCCCAACTGTGTTGCTGCATCAACCTGTAACCAGCATGGGGTGACTTGGACGGTGGGCTCAGTGAATCAGGCCAATACGCCCGGGGGAGTGATTACGTTCACCGCGGGTAATGCGACGGGTACGGGAACCTCGCCCGGTGGGGCGATCAATCTGACTGCCGGGAATTCGACCAACGGAGTCGGTGGGATCATTACTCTGAACCCAGGAACGGGGGGCAGCAGTAATGGGTTTGTGAATATCCAGAGTCTCACGACGGGGACCAACGCGGACTTTATGTGCGTCGATGGCAGCGGGAACCTCCTGATTCAATCGAGTGCCTGCACGATCTCGAGCATGCGATTCAAGAAGGATATTCACCGCGTTCACACCGATGCGCTGGATGAGATCGGACAGATACCGGTGGTCAGTTTCAAGATGAAGGCCCATAACGCTGATCCCAACGGGGATCGAGTCCAGACGGGCCTTCTAGCCGAGGATATCGCCCGGATCGCCCCTGAGTGCGCGATCTATGAGAATGATATGAAAACACCCAAGAGCTACCGGCAGGAGTGCGTGATTGCGCTCCTCGTCAAAGCCGTGCAGCAGTTGAGGACACGCTAATGCCTAAAGTGGTCACCGGAGCGGGCCTGCGAGAGTTTATCGATAGCGGTAAACACGAGACCATCGAGGCTAAGAAGCCGGAAGCTAAAAAGGAAGAAGCCCCGGCGCTCGAGGTTAAGAAAGAGGTTGTGACCGATATCCAGCCGGAGACTCCGAAAGAGGAGCCCAAGGCTGAGAATGAGGAGGGCCTGGAGGCCGAAGATCAGAACCTCTCCGAGATCATCCGCAAGAAGATTGGCAAGAAGCATCGCGCGATGAAAGAGGCCCAGGAGGAGGCCGCGGATGCGGAAGTGTTTGCCAAGGGACAGTATGAGCGGGCACGCCTGGCCGAAGAGCGTGCGAGCCAACTGGAGCGTGAGCTCGCGGAGGCCCGCAAGGTCACCCCTCCGCCTGCGGTGGAGAAAGAGCCCGATATCAAGGATTTCACTGACGATAAGGGTCAAGTGAAGTGGACGGAGTACACGAAAGCGGTCGCGGACTATTCTGCCAAGAAGGCCGTGGCCGATGATCGCAAGCTCCGGGACGAGGAGGCGCTGAAACAAGCGCAGGAACGCGAAGCGGCAGATAAGGCCGAAGCAGCGAAGCGGTTCAAGGAAAAGGCCGACAAGATTGAGGGATTTGCCGAGAAACTTTCCGGCAGTCAGGTTTGGTTTCCCAATGCGGTGTTGGAGTACATCACCGAGAGTGACGACGGTCCCGAGATTGTGATGCATCTGATCGACAATCCCGAGACAGCAGAACGTATCTCGAAACTACGCCCGATCAAAGCGATTGCCGAGATCGGAAAGATCGTCAAGGGTTTTGGGGATAAAGCGGCTGAAAAGGCGCCCCCGGCCGTTGTCGATCGTGGTGGAGCACCGCCCCCGATTACGCCTATTTCCGGGTCTGGCACCGGTACGATCAATACCGATCCTGCCAAGATGTCGTTCCGGGAACTGCGCGAATTCGAACGAGCCAGGCGCAAAAAGCACTGACTCTCGGTGCTCCTGATGTAACCCTCAGGAGACACTTACTTGACCCAGCAGCTCCTGACCATGAGCTATATCACCAACGAGGCTCTGGTCGTACTTGAAAACGAGCTGGTTATTGCTAACCGCGTCGAGCGTCAATACTCGAACGAGTTTGCACAAACCGGCGCGAAAGTTGGTAACACCGTTAACATTCGCAGACCCCCGCGTTACATCGGCACCTACGGTCCGCCGCTGAATGTGGAGGACACCTTCGAGACCTATGTCCCGGTGGTGCTCAATTATCAGTTCCACGTCGATGTGCAGTTCACGACGCAGGATCTGGCGCTCTCCATGGATATGTTCAAAAAGCGTATCTTGAAGCCCCAGATCGCGACCGTTGCTAACCGCATCGATGCGGACTCGGCCCAGTACTACACCTATAACACCGCAGCGAGTTTAGGGGTTCCAGGGGTGCAGCCGGCCTCCTTCAAGGTGTTCTCGGACGCCCGGGCCGTTTTGGCGATGGAAGCTTGCCCGACCGAGGGTGAGAAGAACTGCGTGTTGGATCCCATCACGATGTCGGCGGTCACGGACTCCCAGAGCGGAAAGTTCAACCCCCAAGCCCGGATCAGCGAGTTCAACGAGAAGGGCATGGTCATGAAAGAGTGGGCCGGACTCGATTGGTGGGAGGATCAAAATATCCTCTCATTCGTCACCGGGACGCCCACGGGAACCGCCTCTTCGTTCCAGACGTTGACGGGTGCGAGCTATTCCAATAGTGCGCTCCTGTCCTCTGGCTGGGCCGCATCCGGTACGTTGACCGTTCAAGGCTTTACGGCGAACTCCTCGGTGTGCACCGTCGGCGATGTGTTCACGATCGCCGGTGTCTACCCGGTGAACCCGCAGAGCCGTCGTCAGTACGGACGGTAACTCAAGCAGTGGGTGGTACTGCCGGCCGGTGGTTTTGGAACCCCGCCGAACGGGGCTGCGACGACCGGTATCTACTACAACCCGGCGACACTCACCAACGGAACGTTCAACAACCTCACCGGCGTCTACACGGCCGACGGTAGCGGGTTCTGCACGTTGAACATTGGAGAGGCGGTGATCTCGGGCGGACAGTTCCAGAACTGCACCGCAGCGCCTGCCTCGGGTACGGCGATCGTGTTCAACTCCTCGGCTTCCTCGGCCACCGTCAGCCCACAGGGGTTGGTATTCCACAAGTACGCCTTTGCCCTGGCGTTTGCGGATCTACCCTTGCCACAAGGGGTGGAAATGGCCGCCAGAGCGTATGACGATGAGGATGTGGGAATGAGCATCCGCATGGTCACGCAGTACACGATCAACAACGACTCAGAACCCACGAGAGCCGATGTGCTCTACGGTCCGGCCTCGTTGTATCGGTCGCTCGCGTTACGAGTCAACGGCTAACCCCCTACTGTAGCCGTTTTTGGGGACCCTTCGGGGTCCCCCCTTTTTAAGGAGCATTCCATGCCCGGTGGTTCAATCGCGAGTCTGGGGAATAACTGGATTTCGCATTCGATTTATCAGAGCATCACGCCCGCGGCGAGTGTTTCGGGATCGAGTTCTTCGACCTCCACGTACACGATCCAAGGGTTACTGCAGAACGATCAGATTGACCTCTACCCGCAAGCGGCGCTTCAGGCGTTACTGTCGTTGGGGTCGATCTGGGTCTCGGCGGTCAATACGCTCAGCATTCAGTGGGTCAATTCCAGTGGATCCACGAGTTCATCTTCGCCGACCGCCATCAGCTGCATTCTGATGATCAATCGCTGCACGTTGTCCCCTTATACGCTCAACAGTTCCAACTGGCCGACGGCCCTGGAGTAGACCGTGGTTACGGTTCACTTTACGACCGGGACCGCCGCTCCGACGCCGACCCTGGTCGCAGGGGGCTTTACGGAGTTCTGGGGGGCGGTAGCGACCAATGCGGAGGCGGCGATCTATTTCATCAAGATCTACTGGCAGGGCAATACCAATACGATTCCGGTGGTGGGAACAACGACGCCGAATCTGACGATCCCCGTGCAGCAGATCACCGGCCCCCCGCTGGTGTTAACGACCCCGCTGGTTCTACAAGGCCCGATGTACTACACCGTGACCAAGAATGCGGCGGACACGGATACGGCCGCTCTCTCGAACGGGGGCGATGTCATTACTCTTTTGGTAGCGTAGATCATTAACAAACTAGCATAAGGTACTGATTATGGCGGCATTCCAGAAATTCCAGCCCTTTGTCGCAAATCTCGCCAACGGTTTGTTCAACTTCGGTTCGGATACCATCAAGGTCGCTCTGACCGACAGTGCTCCGACCAACACGTTCAGCCAGTTCTCGAGCATCAGCGAGATTGCCGGCGGAAACGGGTATAGTACCGGGGGGGCGACGGTCACTCTGACCTCATCCACGCAGACCGGTGGGACCTACAAGTACATCGGGACCTGTGCCAATCCGACCTGGACGGCCACAGGAGGCTCGATTGCGCAGTTTCGGTATGTCGTCATCTACGATGCGACGCCGGCAAATAAGTATCTGATTGGGTGGTGGGACTACGGGAGTGAGGTCAATCTGGCCTCAGGCAACACGTTTTACGTGCAGTTGGACTCCACCAATGGTGTGTTCCAGCTTGCCTAATGTCCACCATCAACATCGGTTTTACCGCCGGTATTACGCAGCTGCAGGCCTCTCGGGGGCTCTTCTCGGTTGAGGCCGTAGGCCAGACTTTTAACACCTCGGGGAGCGTGGGGGGCCCGTTATCGATTTCTACGCCCTCGCTTCCCAACGCCGTCGTCGGGCAGTCTTATAACGTCACGCTCTCGGCGAGCGGCGGTGTCTCTCCCTATTCCTGGACGATTCTCTCCGCCGCTCCCAATACCGATTTGTGGCAGCAGTGCATCAATTCGGCCTTGTTCGGCGTTC